TTGTGCTGCAGTTACAGTAGCTACAACATGGCTCCACTCTCCAAGTGGAACAGCATTATTATCACATCTCATGTCAGCTCCTTCATTTATTTGAAATAATATTCTATCTGTTGTATGCACTTTAAAAGCAAAACCATCAGTTCCATCTCCAGCTGTAGATTTATCCACAATTATTCCTGTTACTACTCCTATACTTCTTGGATTTATCCATGCAGAAATAGTAAAACCCTTAGTTAAGTTCGCTCCTAATTGATTATCATTATGTGCTATTTCTACATAGTCATCAATACCATCAAACACTGCACCCTGTCTACCAGTGTTAGTTGTTACGTTTGCTATTACATCTCCTGCTGCCATTATACCCTCTCACATGATTGTCCTTCATCATGCCTACATTTATGTATACACTGTCCTTTTAAAGTCTTTACTATCTTAGGAATTTCTTTAATTTTTTTCCAAGATTTCTCACCATCTACAATGATTTCTTCCTCAAGAAATAGTTTCATTTTAATCCTCGTAGATACCAGCGATGATTATCTGTCCATCTAATGCAGTCATCATATAAGTTCCACTAAGCCCAACAGTTGTTCTCAGTGTAGTCAAGGCTGTGTCTATTGTAGCCTCTGTAAAGGGGCTTGCTATAATGTCTACTGTTACATCACCTGCTGTTCCCATTTTATTTAGTCCTCAGTGAGTAGTTTATAATTAGTTCCATTAAAGAAACATACCCTTGCACCACTCATAGTTAATTGTCCAGATAAACCTTTAGGTGTTGTGGTTTCTGGAAGTATTAATTCAGAAGGAATGCAAACATCTCCAATAAGTTCTACCATCTTATTTCTCCTTTTTCTTTTTAACTTCTTCTTCTACTACAGGTTTAGAATTATCTAAGAAATAATTAACATCACACATCTTGTTAGGGTCATCTGCAATGTCTTTAGGTAACATTCCATCTCCAGTTTTATAAGAAGCCCATTTCTTTCCTCTAAGCATCTTTCCTTGATGTGACATTTTATGCAGAAGTATCAGTTATCACATGGATTGCTTCAGGATTTGTAACCATTGTTACTCCAACTTCCCATGCTCTAATTGTATATTTAATTCCAGCATCGTATGTTGTATTAGTTTGTAAAGGTGCTGCACTTTTCCATGTTGCTGCTAATTGGCCTACTATAATCATTGCTTCATCTAATGTTACTGCATTACTTACTATAATTTTAAGACCACATATCCTACCTACAACTCCATTGCTTACAACATCTGCTCCTTTGAATGAAGGATTATTAATAACTTTAGAATTTCTTAATAAGTCTGTGTAGTTCTCTGGGTTTAATAATAGAAAACCATTTGATAATGCATCATAATTGTCTCTTGATATATATTCAATACCTGTTAAGATATCTCCTATTGGATCTCTATTTGCTATTGTTGCATCATCCCAGTTAGCACTTGCAGCTAATGTGTTAATGCCAGTTGCATTTGTTAATGCAGAATAGATTGCTCTGTCTACACTAAAAGCTATTGCTCTACTGATTCTAAGAAGTGTTCTAGCCATAACATCTATCTCATTAGTTCTTGCATCTTCCCATGACACTACACCTTCGCCTGCATGTTTTTGATGATAAGCTGATGTCTTAGTCCATGAAGGTTCTAAGTAAGGAAAGTTTGCTAATCTTGATACATATTTAAGGTTGCCTTCCCATGAAGCACTTCCAGATAACTCTGCTGAACTTTCTTTATAATAAGTTTCTTTCCATGAAGAAGATGACTGTGTCATACAAACTTGTTTAATTTTGTATTGTTCTAATGCAAAACCTTTTACAACTTTGTCAATATTTTCTGCTCTTAAATCTTGTTCGCCTACTGTGTCTACCATTATCCTACTAAGACCTCACATCTTGTATCTACTGTACCTGTTTCTAATGCTTTACCTATAAATTCTCCTTCTATAAGTCCTGCTCCAGAAATAGTATTTGAACCTGATAACATAACCATATCACCTGCACTTAATCCACCACTTTCACCTACCATTAAATCAAAAATTCCATGAGTATAAGCTGCTAATCTAATTTGCCCATCTGCTGCTACTTTTTCAGCTGCTACAATTCCAGCTATTGGTTTTGGCGATGCTGCAACATTTGCACCAGAAAGAGTTCTTGCAGTTGTTAGCCATCCAATAGTTCCTTTAGCAATACCCGGTGTATCTGGAACTACAAAATCAATAGGGTCTCCTCGATTTCCCAATAGTTCTACAATGATTGCTTCGTTTGCCATGCTATATCTATACTGCCCTTATATTTAAATGTTTCGATTGCTTCCCTATTTAATTTTCTTTCTCATTTCTCTTTGAAATAAGTTAAATTGATTAGATACTTCGTTCTCAGCAATTACAAAACCATACCTAAACCATGCCCAACCTATAAAAAAGCAGGCTACACCATATAGAAAGGCTGCTATGAGTGTTGTATTAAGGTCTTGTGATGTTATACCAAATATTGCTATTAGATATTTTAAGTAGCCAGTGAGAGAATAGCCCCTCTCAAAGTAGGCTTTTAATAAACAAAATTTATAATACTTCATAGCATTTCGTGTCCTTCTGTTGGATGGTCTATGTCATCTTTAATACCTATTCCAGTACATTCTACATTCTGATGATAAACCATTCTTCTTGGTGCATTAGCATCAAACACAGGAATTTTTTTAGCTTTTAACATTGCTCTTAATCTCTTCATTAAGAACTCTTCCCATACATTAAATTTGTGTCCCCCATGTATTACTGTTGGCAGAACTTGGTCTAATGCTTCTTTAGGAAATACTATCTCCCAGAACTGAACAGGTCTAACTCCTAATTGAACAATATTGCCCTTCTTATAATTAGGCATATTAAAATACTGGGCTTGTAAGTCATTAATAAATCTATCTACATCATGCTTAATACCACGAGTTAAACAATAGAGATGCATCTTATTTAGGTAGGACATCACTTAGAGGTATTTCTCCATCTCTAAACATTTTTGCATAATCTTTATCTGATATTGGTTTATCCTTTTCTTTTAAAATTCCACCCTCTGTCCTTCCACCTAATGCTTGCTTAGCCATTAATTCTTCTTGTTTGATTAAGAGTTCTTCTTGCTTTGCATTGGCTTTCTCCAACCTTTCTGCAGCTTCGTTTGCATGCTCAATGAGTTTAGTGCTTTCGGACTTATCCCCTTCTTCTTTATTATCAGTTGCATCAGTTTGTAATTTTTCTTTTTCATCCATTTTTACTTACCCCCTTTCAATTTTTCTAAAATAGCATTTAAGGCTTCTGTATTTGATTTTAATATCTTCTCAAATCTAAGCATAAAGTATAGACATACCACGATAGGAAAGCCTACATTTTGTATTAAACCTACTATATCATATTCCATTTAATATTGGGAACTGCCCTGCTATTTGATTTTTATATCTTGTTATTGCTTCTTCTACAAGCTCCTCGTCTAAAAAAGAAGCACCTACAACTGACACTGCTTTTACTGTTACATAAGTTCCTATTACAGACCCTACAAAAAGCCCTACTAATAAACATATAATACCTATGGCCAACATCTTCTTATGCCATAAGTTCATTCTTCAACTTCCTCTAATCTTTCCTTTTGCATAGCTAAATATATTTGCATTTCATCTGGTTCTGTTATTAAACCCCTTGAGATATCTATCTTTGCTTCTAATAGTATATCCCTTGCAGATAATATATCCACCTCAATTTTGTTTATTTGGTCTGAGTTAAATCTTAATTGAGGAGAGAAATTTATTAATAGTTTTATTCTGCTTTCTAATGCTTGTATGTTTCTCTCTATTCCATCTATTTGTTCTCTTGCTTTTTCAGGAGATAGAACACCTGTTCTTGCATTTGTAGCCATTCTTGTTGCCCTTCTTCTTTCTGTCTTTATGGTTCTCTCTATAGTTCTAATATTTCCAGATGGAGTTTCTATTAATCCATTTGCATACTTAGATACTAAACCACCGATGATGGGGATGCTTTCAATTAAAGTTCCAAAACCTTCACTGGCAGTTACTCCTTCTTGAAAAACTCTCCTTTCTATTTCTGTTAATTCTGCAGTTCTTAATTGGTCTGGAGTTAGGGGTTGTTTGATTAAAGACCTACCTAACTTAGTTTTACTCATTTCTTGTAATATAAGATTTGTTATAGGTGTTGCTATTCCCCCAATAACTGGAAGCTGAGAACCTGCTCTATCTTGTGGGTCTAACTGTCTGACTTCTGGAAATTGTTCTTCTTCTAATTGTGCTTGTGCTTCTGCAATAGCTTTTAATTTGTTTGCTTCTGATATATCAGTAGATGCACCCCCACCTGTTCCTAAACTTCTTGTGTCTAATGTTTCATCTTTTCCTTCTATTAATTGTTCTGCTTCTGATGGACTTAAATCTAAAAATGTCTTACCACCTGCAGTTACACCAGATATTCTGCCTGTTGAACCTGATTTAAAAGTGGTTGGTGCTCCACCTGTGGCTAAATCCCTTCTGCCTTGGCTTTCTGCTGCCCTTGCTATTGCCACTTTTGGGTCTACAAACTTTAATCCTCCTCCTGCTACTTGAGTTGGTGTTCCAACACTTTGTCTTGGTTTAAAAGGACTTTTTACTTTTCTAAATGGATCTATGCTTTGTTTTGCCATTATTCTCTCTCCACTGTTGCCTTAGTATCTTTAGGCTGAAAACCTAGCTGTCCTGTGTTCTTTGCTTCATCTTCTTGGACTGTTCCACCTAATGAGGCAGGTCTATTGAATTTAATTTTGATTGCTAATTGGTTCCAGATGTCTAATTCTAATGTCCTTTGTTCTTTAGTATAGATAGGTTCAAAGGTTAGATATCCCACTTTGCCACCTGCTTCTGTAAAGCCTTCTGATGTCGCAATAACTCTAGGTACTCTAACTGCTTGATAAAAGAAGTTTTCTAAGTATTGTATCCATGCTAATCTATCTTTAGGAGATATACCAGTATCTTTAAGTTCTGCAGTATCTTTAGGAAGGACTAAAACCTCTCCATTCTTAACTGCTTTTGAATATTGCTCCATTATTTTATTTCTTTTAGTTATGTTATCAGTATCCACATATAGAACTCCTAAAGCCAACTCTCTATGCTTAATCATTCTTTCATCTGCTAGGGCTTCATTTCTTGCATCTATAACCCACTTAGTTGCATCCACCACTGATGTACCATGTATTTGGTCTGCTACTCTTTCATTGCATAAGTGTAATATATCACTAGTTTCAAATTGTATATACTTGCCATTCTTCTTTTGAATATCATATCTTTTAAGAATTCCCTGTCTGTTTAATACCAGTCTGACCCTTTCTGGAGATATAGGTTTAAGGTTTACTAATGTTCCTTTGTCATTTCTTATGATTTCTGCAAAACTATCTCCTATTATCTTCTTAGTGACTATTAGGTTTTCCATAATAGATTGGAATGTGTCTTTGCCCCATCCATTAATCTTGTCTATTATTGGTTCATCTGATGTAACTTCTAACTCATATCCTTTGCCTACTGTCCATATTGCTAAGGTATCAATAGCTGATTTAAGTTCTGGTATATTAAAATAATAACCATAATTTGTAGAAACATCTGTAAAATCCCAGAAGGTCTCCCTTTGGTCTCCTGCAAAGTCTAATGATACACCCTCAACTTCATAGTCCTCTACAGTTGTTGTGGTTGTTGTTGATGCATTTATATCTAGGGTTGCCATTATATCTTAATTGGTAATGATATTTTTAATTGTGAGGATATAAGGTCTGCTCCCCCATGAAATGACCTATCAAAATTAGTAGGCTCATGTGCCCAATTAAAAGAGTCTACATTCGGACTAGCACAAGATAGTCTAAACTTCTCTCCTTTTTTTAGTCTTGTAACATCTACATCAAACCTTACAGATAATATTTCAGAACTACCATTAATAGCTGTTGCTGGGGTTGCAGTAACTGTTGAGCCTAATTGATGTTCTACACTTGCACTATCAACTCTATAAATTTTAAAAGTGCATAATGGAGATCCTATATTTGAAGATGAACCTATGGGGGCATTAATAATAACTATGCCATCTATTGTTAATGGAACTTCTAGATCTAAATCAAAGTTAATCTCTCCTGCTGTCGCTGAGAAAGTTGTAAAGCCTTTATGTCCAAAATACTCATTTATTGTTAAAGCATAGACTACTGCGTCTGCTCCCTCTCTCATATCAATTCCAAAAAAATCTTTATATCCTGTTCCAGTTGCTAGATCATACCAGTCAAAACTAGCAAAATTAGGTTCTGGTATTCCTCTGTATTTATTTTGTAATGGCATTTTATTCGTTTAAAACTTGGTTTTTCTTTTCTCTTAAATCTTTAATTACTGTGTCTGAATTGGTTGTAAGAACATCAAGCATTGTTTGAGCTTCTCCTTTTACATAACCAGACATATCAAATTCAATCATCTTAATAGCTATTAAATCAGAAGTTGCATCACTTATCGCCGACATGATGGCCGTTCCTCCTGCATTATTAATCCAATCTCTTCTAGTCTTCATACAGACAGATCCTTCCACATCATCACTAAAACCTGCCATCATATCATCATCCCAATCAGCGTGTCCCACTTCAAATTTAGAATTAACATTAGTCCCTGCTTTTGCTATTGCTTTGCCTGATGTAGTTAAAGTCCAACTCATTTTATATCTTTATTGAATCTATCCAGTTATTTAAATTTTTGCTATTTTCAATTAACCACAAAGCTCTGATAATTCCTTCAGTTATGTGAGAATTTGAGCCAAATATCTTACCTTCATCATGCTGAATAGATCTAAGAGAGTCTTTAATTTCAGCATCATTTAATAATAATAGTTTCTTCTTTTCTGCATAAACAATTAAATTCATATACATCTCTTCTTTTAAAATCCTCTTTGTTTTCTTGCCTTGATTATCAATAGGTCTTGAAGCATTGTTTAATGGAACAGTTTTTCTTTTGGTTGAGCTTTCATTCATAAGCTCAGAAAAAACACCAAATCCAACTCCTCCATCATCTATGCCTATCTTTCTAAAATCCCAAATAAAATGCATATTAATAATTTTTTGAGAGGTTTCTGTGGTTAGCTTTTTGCGATCTGTTTCACTCTTCCTTTGCACAACATTGCCATTATTTAACTTTTCTAGGATCTCGTAAGAGGTTTCATCTTCTCCAAGGGCTGCTATATCCACTCCTAAGAAGAAGCTTTTATCTATCTTAGATATGACTTCTGGTTCTAATATGCACATTTCATTGATTAATTCATCACTTATTAGTCTTTGAAGCTCATCAGTAAAGACAGCTAGGTATTCTTGTGCATATGCTAATTTAGATAGCCTTTCTTTGGCTGTTTCTAGATGATCTTTTGTATGTCTAGGGCAATCTTCTCCTGAAACAAAGTATTTCTTAAATTTCTTATCTTTAGAGCATTTATAGAAGAACTTCTCGCTTCCGTCCTTATGTAGCTTCCCAAAAGGAGTTGAGGCAATATCTAATGTTCCGCCAACAACTGAGAGAGCAGGAAGAGTGGCAATGAAATATTCTTCACTCATACGGCTTCCTTCATC